AAAAGAACTAGGAAGAAGAAAGAAGATTAATGGCAACCACAGAATTTTCAGTAGCATTAGCAGATGTGCAGCAGTATCAACCTGATATAGCTGAATACGGAATTGCAGACTTTGATACACAATTACAACACGCTGAAAATGATGTAATCAGACAGATTAGAGAAGAATGGTGGGAAAGATACCGCCATACTGTACGCTATAAAGATATTACTAAGGTCACATCTTTAGAATTAGATAGTGGCAAACTCACCAATTCCCAATGGACTAGAAGTGTCGTTTATAAAGCACTGGCAGATTATATTTTACCTATGCTTACTAAATGGAAAGATCCACAAGGCGGAGATGGTGCAGATACATTTCAAGTCAAAATGGATTATTACAGAAAAAAATATAATGAGGAGTTCCAAGCCGTATTGCGTGATGGGGTAGATTATGATGAGGATGATAGCGGAACTATCTCAGAGAGCGAAAAAGAGCCTATTCACCATTTACGATTAGTTAGATAATGGTCGCTACCATTACGGCTAAAGATAATTCTATAGAAGTCAAAAAAGAATTATTAAAAGTTTCCCAAAGAGTACCTAAAGCTATCAAAAAAGCACTGGCTAACGCTGCTGCATTTGAGATTGGTGCTATCAAGAAAAGAACACAAACAAGAGGTGTTGATTATAGAGGAAATGCTTTTGCTCCCTATTCACCTAAATACAAAAGAGCAGCAGTTAAACAATCAGGAGTAGTTGATCTTACTGACACTGGTCAAATGTTTAGTTCCTTAACTAGCAAAATATCAGCTAGTAAAGGTGAACTATTCTTTAGGCAAGGATTCGCTAACAGAAAAGCATTTTTCCATGATGAAGCAGGAGCAGGTAGAAAAAAGGTTAAAAGAGAGTTTTTTAGTATTTCTAAAGATGAAGAAGTAAAGATTGAAAAGATATTCTTTTCTGTGCTAGAAAAGGAGTTGAAATTATGAGTTTACGAGAAAATATAGCAGCTAATATTATCAGTACCTTAGATGCGGTCACATCCCCTATTGAATTAAAGAAGATTACAAGAGAGCCAATTAATCCTCAGGAAGATTTAGCTGATCCTCAGTTCCCTGCTATTTATTTAACTACTGGAGATGAAACCAGAGAAGATTTTACATTAGGAGATTACTCAGCAGGAAAAAGATCAGGAACTATTGATTATGTTCTTGTGGGCTATGTTAAAGGAACAGATACCAACTTAGATACTAAACGCAATCAACTTATAGAAGTAATTGAGGAAACTCTTGATACTGACAGGACTAGAGGTGGTAATGCCAAAGAAACAAAAATAGTAGAGATTTCATCTGATGAGGGTACATTATATCCTTTGGGCGGAATAAGAATTGTGGTAAGGGTATTCTATGAATTTATTAGAGGTACATCATAATGGCTAAAAGAATTAAAATCTATATGCCAAGTGGAAACGATACTGTGGAAATTTGGGATAATGATATAGACAAGTTTCTGGCTAAAGGATATAAACTTGAGCAAGAACAAAAATCTACTAGATCATCAAAGAAAAAAGATGTAGAAGTAGATGAACAACAACAAACTAACGAAGGAGTAAGCGAATGGCAACCCATGTCGGAACAAGCGGAGTAGTCAAAGTAGGAGCAAACACAGTGGCAGAAGTCACAGGTTTTACTATTGATGAAACAAATGACACAGTTGAAGATACTAGCCTTACAGATACATCTAAGACTTATAAATCATTAAGAAGTGATGCAACTGGTACTGTTGAATGTCACTGGGATGAATCAGACACAACAGGACAAGGCGCATTAACTGTAGGCGCAGAAGTGACTTTAAACTTATACCCAGAAGGCGCAGATAGTGGTGATACATACTACACTGGAACTGCAATAGTGACTGGCGTATCTCAGAATGTATCTTTAGACGGAGTTATTGCTAGAACAATAAATGTGCAATTCTCAGGCGGCGTAAGCACAACGACTGTATAATTTAGATGCCTAAAAAGGATTTTCTTGAAGGTGCTATAAATCACTTTAAGCATCAAGAGATTAAAATTATAGAAGTTGAGGAGTGGGGTTTAACTGGCGAAGATGCCATTTATGTTAAGCCATTTACGCTGCTTGAAAAATCTGAAATCTTTAAAGGATCAAACGAAAACGATCTCACAGTGCTGATTGATGTCATCATTAAAAAAGCAGAAACTAGAGATGGTGAGAAAATGTTTGATTTAGAGAGTAAGATTAAGATGAAGAAGTTTGTTGATCCTGACATTATAGGAAAAGTTGCAGGTCAAATTCTTGGAACTACTCCATCTCAAACTGATCTAAAAAAAAACTAAATTCTGATCCTGAATACAGGTTTCATTTTTTCTTAGCAGAAAAACTCCACAAAACTATTGGCGAGATTATGCAAATGCCAGTAGAGGAGTATAACGCATGGGCAGGATATTATTCTCTAAAAAATGACGAAGAACAAAAAGCATTGAATAAACAAAAGATGCAAGGTAAAAGAAGATAATGACCAAACAAATGAACATTGACATTATCGCTAATGATAAAACTAAACAGGCGTTAAGTGGTGTTCAAGGAAACCTCCAAAAAACAAGACAATCAGTATTAAATTTAAGAAATGCACTTATTGGTATAGGTGCAGGTGCGGTATTAAAATCATTTGTAAATGTAGGTAAAGAAGTAGAGAGTTTAAGAACTAGGTTTAAATTCCTATTTGGATCGGCAGAAGAAGGCGCTATTGCCTTTGATAATTTAACTAAATTTGCAGCTAAAGTTCCATTTTCATTACAAGAAATATCAAGAGCATCAGGTAATTTGGCGGTTGTTGCTAATGACGCTACTGATCTTAATAGAATATTAGAGATTACAGGTAATGTCGCTGCGGTCACAGGATTAGATTTTGAAACCACATCAAGCCAAATCCAAAGAGCGTTTTCAGGTGGTATTGGTGCTGCTGATCTATTTAGAGAAAGAGGCGTTAGAGCCTTATTAGGTTTCCAAGCAGGTGCGAAAGTCACTGCAGAAGAAACAGTAGCTAGATTTGAAGAATTATTTAGCGGTGATGGTAGGTTTGGAAAAGCGACTGAAGCATTAGCACAAAGTCTTGAAGGTACTTTGTCAATGATTGGTGATAAATACTTTAAGTTCCAGAAAACAGTTGCAGATAATTTTTTTGACGAATTAAAGAAAGAATTTGGTGATTTAAATAAATTCCTTGAAGATAATGATTTAGAAATCCAAGCGTTTGCTAAAGATTTAGGATCTGTTTTAGCAGATTCAATAATAATATTTAGTGATGCTTTAGTTTTAGCAAAAGAAAATTCAGATTTATTATTCAATATATTAAAAACTTTAATTGGATTAAAGATTGCATCATTTGCATTAACTGCAGCAAAAGGTTTTGGATTTTTAGCCACAAGTATTCTTGCTACTGCAACTTCAGCAGAAGTGCTGTTCAATGTTATGACATTTGGACTAAAAGGCGCTGCAGGAAAAGCAATAAAATTTACTACAGACCTGATTGATCAAAATGATGAATTAGCACCATCTCTTTTAGAAACCGCCAAACAATTAAAGAAATTATTTGAAGATTTAGGAGAATTTAGTGAAGGATTAAAAAGACTAGGTAATGATTTTATTTCAGCAGAAGAAAGCGCAGAGAATTTCCAAAAAAGTATGGCAGCAGTTAATAAAGCCATGTTCCCTGATAGAAATGCTTATAAAAATTTAGATGATTTTTTAAATAAGAATAAAACAACCTTTGAAAAAATAGCAGAAGCTACAGAAGATTATTTTAAAACAGAAATACAAAAACTTAATGAACAAAAAGATAAAGAATTAAAAGTTGTTGAAGATGCACAGAAGCAAATTGTTAAACAATTAAAATTAATTGATGATGATAAGTTAAAAGTCACTGATGCCACTCATCAAAGTTTATTAGAAAGAGAAGAAGAACTAGGGAGATTAATATTTGGAATAAAAGCCAAATATGGAGAAGAAGAACAAAAAATTATTAAAGAACAAAATGAAAAGGCATTAAAAGAACAAAAAGAATATTTAGAAGAATTACAAAATTTAATAGATGAAGCTAACGAAAAAAGAATAGAAAAGATTAGAGAAGAAGGATCAGTCTTAGATAATTTAAAGCAAAATTATACAGAATTTTTTGAAGAATTTAGGGCAAATGTTGAAATAGCAAACTCTTTACAGACTGCTTTTGATGGTGTCACAAGAGGTATTGGTGATGCCGTTGCTCAATCCTTAGTATTTGGAAAATCATTTAAGGAAACTTTTGGCAATATTGCTAAACAGGTTTTGGCACAATTAATATCTCAATTAGTTCAAATAGGTGTTAAAATGGTTTTAAATGCCACAATAGGCAGAACATTACAAGCAACATCATTAGCACAAGGAGCGGCAACTGCTGCAGCCTTATCAGCAGCTTATGCTACACCTGCAGCTTTAGCATCATTAGCATCTTTTGGAAGTAATGCTATTCCTGCACAAGCAGGATTATCATCCACTGTAGCTTTGTCACAAATTCTGGCTAGTACAGGTGGCATTCCTAGACAAAATGGAGGTCAGGTTTTTGCAGGGCAAATGTACACAGTTGGAGAAAATGGGCGTGAGGCGTTTATCCCAAGAGAATCAGGAACGATTGTATCTAATGATCAATTAAATAGAGGAACTGTGGTTAATGTAAATATCATGGCTAATGACACAGAGGGATTTGATGAATTATTAGTTAAGCGTAGAAGTGTTATTGTTAATGTGATAAATGATGCACTCAACAGTCAAGGGAAGGAAGCATTAATCTAATGGCAGGTACATATCCAACAACACCAGAGTTTTCATCAGTAGGTTTTTCATCTGAGCAAAAGACAATCACCACCACTACAGACAGTGGAAAGATGTTTGCAGTTCAGGTAGATGGGCAGAGATTTAAATTTAGCGCAAGTTATCCGCCAATGAATAGATCAGAGTTTGCTCCAGTTTATGCTTTTATTATGAA